AAAGCGAGTCATATTCGGTTTCTGTAACCTTGGAACTAGCTTCAATACCCAGCTTCGAGATATACACATGAACCGTATCACAGAGCGAGACCTGTTCTGCCTGTACAACATCCTCATATCCGGGTGTATTCCAAAGCTGAATGAAGTCGATTTTAATGTCGACCTCCGGCTCTGTCAGGCTGGTCGTATCAATATAGTCCTGTGCATACTCTCGCAAAGCCGCTTCCGATGGCTTTTCCTGAAAGGCACTGGTGCAGTCCAGCACCGCAATCTTCTGATACGGCACAGATTTTCGGCTGACCATGACCACTTTTTCTGGCAGTTCCATAACCGCCTGCGTTTCGTTGTCTACCCAGTACGGATGCACTCCTGTAATGGTATTCTCGATGGATTTCTCCATCTTGAAATCCGTCAGATTTTTGCCGTAGACGATATGAACGTTGTGGTCCGCACCTCTGGCTCTGTGAAACTTGACTGTGTAGCGGTCCCACTCGAACTCTCCTCCAAAAGTATCCAATACCGAGCCATCCATACCGCCAAGACAGTTACGGAAAGATGCCGGAACGGACACAGTAAACATCGCACTGGATGCCACATCTGTCCAAACTGAGAACGGACAGTCAGAAGCCGCATGGCTTTTCAGACCCTGCATTGCCCCGACGCAGCCGGTCACTGAAAAAGGCGATACCGTGATAAAGTTGAGCTGATAGGAAATATGCCGTGCCTGAACTTCCAGCTTTCCATCGATCGGAGTCGTGATCTTGTAGATTCGGAACGGCTGCGGCTGCATCGTATCAGATGGTTTGGCAAGGATGACGTTTCCCTCCTCTAGCATCTCAGCGTGGATGCCATCTGCCGGACAGATGAGCTTCAGCTCATAGCTGCCGTTTCGTTTTTCAGTCACGGTACAAGACTGTGCATCTGCCAGCTTTCCAATGCCGTTATTATCAAATTTCATTTCTCTGGAATCATATAAACACGGGATCACTGGCTGCACCTCCCCTCAGAGCGTCCACCAACGGGGAATGACTTCCACCGCCGTGATACCGCCTGTCCATGTGATCTGTGTCTTTCCCTCCGGCAGTTCCGGGAAGTCATCCGAAAGGATGGTCTCATTGCAGAAGCCGGAAGCGTTGTAAGCGTTGTGCGTCTCACAGTTGAGCAGCACATAGTCTTTGATGCTGTGGATGGTGATCTTCTCTTCCCCCACATACAGCTCGCCGCCGCTGTCTCCGTAAACCTTGAAGATGGGCTGTGCAGGAAAAGCAAAGGGGTTCTTTAAGGTCGACCTGCCATCCAACCGGATCGTCCGCTGCCCGTCCACGCTCCACCTCTGGGGCTTACAGTTAAATGCCAGCTCCATCTCAGCGGCTTTCTGAGCAGTCACATCAAAGGCAAGGGCATCCTTGCAGACTGCCATCCGGAAGAAATCCGGGTCGTAGGTATCCTGCAATTTCTGATACCCCACCGGCGACAGAAGCCATGCCTTGACTACTGCTGTCTTAGCTGGCAGTCCGTTGAAGAAAAATGCCTTATACTTGATATCCACATTCTGATACCTGCGGCGGCCTGCCTTTGCATTCTCGGTAAGGATGTCTCCGTTCCTGCCGGGTACGGAGGTGCTCTCCACATCCGCAGCCGGGGAATCATACACACCGGGACCAGACAAATATAATAGGAAGTCTTTGCTGGACTTCCCAGCAAACGACAGATACTGTCTGGCATATCTGTCTTTTAACTGAAACTGTGATACTGTTTGCTTTGGGGTGTTATAGCCCATACGCATCTCCTCCTTTACTTGAAGACCGAATCATCCTCATGGATCATGCCGTTGATCTTATCGGCAACAGTCTGTGCGAGTTCATCGTCGTTCCGGGCATTATAACCGTTGACTGTGATATACACACCGCCAAGGTTGGTCGTCCGGGTGGTGCCACCTCCGGCCAGAGCCGCCTGCGGGAAGTTCCAACCGGAGCCATCGAAATGTGGCAAGGTCAGTTCCGGCAGACTGAAGGAGCTGATGCCCTCCATACCCTGCTGTACCTTTGCTGCCATCGACCTGATCTGGCTGATCAGTCCGCCTTCGCCTTTCTTGATGCCGCCGGAAAGCAGCTTCATGAAGTCGGGCATATAGGTGTCGGCATCTGCCAGCGGTCCTTCATCCGGTACAGAGAAGTGCAAGAATGAGCGGATGCCATTTGCCACACTCTTGACCGCATTGCCGACCCAGCTCACGCCTTTCTTGATACCGCCCGCGATACCGCCAACGATGTCCTTGCCCCAACTGACTGCCGAAGAAGCCACGTTCTTGATACCGCCCCAGATGGACGATGCCACATTGCCAATAGCAGAAGCCGCATTAGAAATACCGTTCTTGATGGCGTTTACTCCATTCGAGAATACCGACGTAACCTTGTTCCAGATATTTGTGACGCCTTCCCGGAAGCCATCGCAGTTTTTCCAGAGAGCGGTCAGTCCCAGACCGATGCCGCCGACTGCTGCCACTGCGATACCCGCAGGACCCGCCAGACCAGCAAGTGCTGTGCCTGCGGATGCGAGGAAACCACCTGCGGAACTTGCTACGCCTGCAAGGGCTGTACCTGCACCAGCAGCCAGACCGGATACGGTCGTACCAACAGAGCCGAGCAGCCCGGACAGCGTTGTACCGACTGTTCCTGCAATACCGCCCAGCGAAGAACCGATAGACGATACGATACCGGAAAGACTGCCGCCTAAACCACCGATCTTCGATACCACACTGGAAAGCAGTCCGCCCAGATTCGACAGGATTCCCCCACCGCTGGAGCCAAGGCTTCCCAGCTTCGAGATAATGCCAGTGATGCCTTCTCCGAGGCCGCCCATCTTGGAAGTCAACCCGGAGATCAGGTTGCCAAAGTTCGACACGATCTGACCGCCATCTGCGCTGCCGATCTTCGACAGGAAACTGCCGAGGTTGGACAGCAGACCGCCTCCGTTTTCGGAGCCAAGAACATTGCCGAGGTTCTGCAACGTACTTCCGAGGTTTCCGATGGTATTCTTCATGGAGCCGAGCTTGTCCACAAGACCGGTGACCGTATTGACCGTGTCACCAACTTTGCTGATGCCGTTGCCCAGGCTCTTTAGGAAATCCGAGTTGAAGGTATCGCCAAGGCTGCGGATCGCATTTCCAAGGGAACCGGTCTGAGAACTCAGCTCTCCAATGGAATCCTTTATGTCCGTAAAGCCCTGCTTCACTTCATCGCTCATACTGCCGACTGCTGTTTTGGTGATACCCTGCAGGTCAGTCCAGAGCTGCTGGAACTGTGTTTTCAGCCCGGAAAGCCCGGCCATCAGCTGGGACTGGATACCGCTGCCCACATCCCTTGCAGCACTGCCGATACCATTTTGGCTTCTCTTGATCGTGGCAGCAAAACTGCCGACCACAGAATCCATCCAGTCGCCCAGAGAATCCACCGGAGTCGTGAGGTTACTGCTCATAGACCCGGCAAGCCCCTGCACAGCCTTCACTACCGACTTGACATTTTTCTTAATGCCGGTCGCCAGCAGCTTCATGAAGTCAGGCATATAGGTGTCTGCATCGGACAGAGGTCCTTCGTCCGGCACAGAGAAATGCAGCAGACTTCTGACCCTGCTTGCGACATTTTCTGCCGCCGCGATCACGGAACCGGCCGCTGCCCGGACACCTGCCGCCATCTGGGAACAGATATCTGCACCCCAGCGGTATGCCGAAGAAGCAATCGAACCGAGCGAGTTAAAGCTGCTCCTGATATTTGCAACACCGGAGGAAACCGTGCTGCGTAGACTGGACATTGCCGAAGACACCGTGGACTTGATGCTATTGAAAGCAGAGGTCGTGGTGGATTTCAGTGTGTTCCAGCTGCTTGTGACCGTACTGCGAACTGCGGATACAGAGGAAGTTGTAAGAGACTTGATACTGTTCCACGCTGTCGTAATCACCGTCTTGATACCATTCCAGCTGGTGTTCGTCAGAGTTTTCACCGCATTCCATGCGCTTGTCATGGAGGATTTTACAGAAGCAGTCGCAGAAGTAGTAAGGGACTTGATCCCGTTCCACGCTGTGGTAATGACCGTTTTAATGCCGTTCCAGCTGGTCGTTGTCAGCGACTTCACTGCATTCCATGCACTGGTCATGGACGTTTTCACTGCTGCTGTCGCAGAGGTCACATTGGTCTTCACCGCCGCAAAGCTGGTCTGGATGGTGGTCTTGATGCTGTTCCATGTGCTGGCAGTACTGGTCGTAATGGAACTCCATGCAGATTTCATCGCGGCACTTACACCTGCCGTTCCGGTTTTCACCGTCTGGCTAATGGCTGCCCAGCTCTTACTGTATGCCTGCTCCACACCCCTCATGGAGTTGGTGATGGAGGTAGACAGCGTGGTGGACAGGTTCTCCGCCGCCGCAGTCACAAGGCTGGTGTTGGTCGTGATACCGTTTGCCAGACCCTGCATGAAATCCGGCATCCAGCTTTCCATATCTGCCAGAGGTCCTTCATCCGGCACAGAGAAGTGCAGGAAGGAACGGATACGGTCTGCCACTCCCGATACGGCACTTGCCACATCCTGAATCCTCGACTGGATACCGGACACAATGTTGCCGATCATGTCAGAGCCCCACGAGAATGCCTGTCCAGCCAGACCCTTGATAAAGGAAACTGCACTGTTAAAGCCGTTCGTGATGGTGGTCTTGATACCGGAGATCGTAGAGGAAATCCCGGATTTCATGGAGTTAAAAGCTGTGGTCGCCGCACTTTTGATGCTGTTACTGAGGGACGATACTGTGGATTTCATGGCATTCCAGCCGGAAGAAACCACCGATTTGATACCATTTACCACACCGGAGATCTTGCTGCTGATGGCGCTCCAGATGGAAGAAACCGTAGACTGGATCGCAGAAAGGACAGTCGAAATGACCGTCTTGATCGCATTCCATGCCGTACTCATCCGGGTCTGAATGCCAGTCAGCAGCGGAGTCAAGAACGATACAATGGCATTCCATACCGTCGTCACTGCGGTCTGGATTGCTGTCAGCACCGTGGAGATGGCTGTCTGGATTGCGGACCAAACCGTAGAGAAAGTCGTCTGCAATCCAGTCAGGATCGGAGTCACAAAGGCGACGATGGCGTTCCAGATGGAAGTGATCTTCGTCTGGATCGCGGTCAGTGCTGCGCCGATCAGGATCTGGATTGCCTGCCAGATGGTCTCAAACAGATATTGGAACGCATCCAACAAAGGTTTCATGGTGTTGTAGATGCCGTTCCACACCGAAGTGATCGTCGTGCTGATGGTGTTCATGACCGTAGAGATCGCGGTCGAGATCGCCGTCCACACAGTTGTCACCGTGGTATGGATCGTATTCAGCACAGACGAAACTGCTGTGGAAATGGCCGTCCAGATGGTGCTGAAGGTCGTCTGGATACTCGTAAGGACAGTCGTAAAAAAGCTCGAAACCGCAGTGAACACAGTCGTCGCCACACTCTGGATAGCAGAAACTGTGTTTGAGAAGAAGCTGCTGATTCCGTTCCACACGGTCTCGAAGAAGTTCTTGATACTGCCCCAGACAGTCTGCCAGTCCGTACCGAACAGACCAAGGAACACATCCAGCGCACTCTTCAGAGCAGTAAGGGTCGTGGAGAAAATGGACTTCACGCCATCCCAGATACTGGAGAAGATGCCCTTTGCCGCTTCCCATGCGCCGCTCCAGTTGCCGGAGAACACATTGGAAAAGACATCGAACAGGCCAAGCAATGTATCCAGAACGACACCGAGGATGGTCGAAATATTCTGGAATGCTCCCTCAAACAGCGGTGCAAGCACCTGACAGAAGCCATCCCAGACAGCTTTCAGTACCTCAGTGACATCCTTAAAATCAAAGCCCAGCCCATTGATCCGCTGTGTCAGCTGGTCGCAGAAGCCTTTCACCTTGGAAACGATGTCGTTCCAGATGCCGGTAATGGCAGTACGGAACTCCTCGTTGGTGTTCCAGAGATTCATAAAAGCCGCCACCAGCGTACCGATGACCGCCACCACGGCTACGACCGGCCCGGACAGACCACCCAGAACCACCCCCAGCTTGCTGAACACACCGCTGGCACTGCCCACATGGGTGATGAGAAGCCGGACACCCTTTGCAAGAGAACTGAAACCCCGCATCGCTGTGCCGATGGTCGATATGGTCTTACCAAGCACAATGAGCAGCGGGCCAATGGATGCCGCCAGGAGTCCGATCTTGATGATCGTTTCCCTGGTACTTTCATCCATGCTGTTGAGCTTGTCCACGAACTGCTGCACGGCAGATACGATCTTGCGGATGGTAGGCATCAGGATATCGCCAAAAGAAATAGCCAGCTCCTCCAGCTGAGATTTCAGGATGGTGAGCTGACCATTTAAATTGTCCTGCATGGTCTCTGCCATGCTCTCGGATGCGCCATCGCAGTTTTCAATGGCACCACGCAGTTTGTTGATGTCCGTCTCGCTGGAATTCATCAGGGCAAGGAAACCGGACATCGCATTCTTGCCGACCAGTGCCTCTGCATTGGATGCTTTTTCAGATTCGGTCAAGCCGGAGAATGCTACACGGCAGTCTGCGAGGATATCGTTCAGGCTCCTCATACTGCCATCTGCATTGCTGGTGGCAATCGTAACCTCACCGATGTTCTTGCCTGCAAAGGTCACTTCACCGGAAAGGTTGTTCATGATGGTACGAAGGGACGTACCAGCCTGCGAAGCCTTGATACCACTATTTGCCATCAGACCGATGGCTTCTGCGGTATCCTCTGCCGAGAACCCAAGCGCACCGGCGATAGGCGCACAGTACTTGAACGTCTCGCCCATCAAGCTGACGTTGGTATTCGCATTGGAGGAAGCGGCTGCAAGGATATCTGCAAAATGCCCGGAATCCGCAGCAGACAAACCAAAAGCTGTGAGGGCATCCGTGACGATATCCGAAGTCGTGGCGAGGTCTTCACCGGACGCCGCCGCGAGGTTCATGATACCCTCGATACCGCCTAGCATATCCCCCGTTTTCCATCCGGCCATGGCCATGTATTCCATCGCCGAAGCTGCCTCGGATGCGGAGAACTTGGTCTTCGCACCCATCTCACGGGCTTTCGCACGAAGCTGGTCAAAATCATCCCCGGTCGCACCGGAAATGGCAGAGACCTTACTCATTTCGGAATCGAAATCGGCTGCGGTCTTCACTGCAGCAGTGCCAAGACCCGTTACAGCGGCAGTCACCGGCAGGAACTTCTTGCCGACATTCTCTACAGAAGATCCAATGTTCTGGAGCTTTTCTCCGGCTTCATCAATCTTGGCAAGAGTCGCATTCGTGGTCGCTGCCTGATCCTGTAAGGATCGTAGATTCTGTTCGGTCTCCACAATCTCACGCTGGAGGGCATCGTACTGCTGCTGGGTGATCTCACCGTTGGCAAGCTGCTCATTAGCCTGCTGTGCGGCAGTTTTCAAAGTTGCCAGCTTTTCCTTAGTGGCTTCAATGGCATCCTTCAGCATCTTCTGCTTCTGGACAACCAGTTCTGTATTGGAGGGGTCCAGTTTCAGGAGTTTGTTGACATCCTTCAGTCCGGACTGC